TACCACATCTATGGTTAACTACGTTCAAGAGTTTGCTCGATTATTGGTACCTGATCCTCAGGTCGGGCATCCTCTCGAATATGACGACGTTAATGACAACATGAAAAGACCGTCACAGCGTCGCATTGCTGAGGAGAGCTCTTGGTCAATCAATCCTTTTCGGGTTGTAAAGAGCTTTATGAAGAAAGAAACGTATGGAGAGCCAAAGGCTCCGCGCCCTATTTCGACTATTAATGGGGATGATAAGATGCGTTATTCGCGCTATACGTTGGCTTTCTCACGCCACTTGAAGACAACTAAGTGGTATGCGTTTGGACTCACTCCTAAAGAGGTTGCACACCGGGTCGCCCATATTTGTTCTGGGTTAGCAGATGAAACTGGCCAGGTGAAAGGACCCCCTAAATCCGTTGCGTTGTCTGATTTTTCCAAATGTGACGGTAGGGTTAGCAATTTTATTAGGTATGCGGAACAGGTTTGTGATATGTTATATTTCGATCCTAAGTACCATGACGAATTGTTGGATTTGACGCGGTCTCAACATCACATTCGAGGTTACTGCACGTTTGGTACGTCTTATGACTCTGAATATGCTCGGCTTTCCGGTTCACCGGAGACTTCTGCTAAGAACTCATTCTTGAATGCCCTGATTCATTTCATCGCATTTCGTATGGATGGTTTTTCTGCGGAAATCGCTTATGGCAAGCTAGGCATTTATGGAGGCGATGACGGATTGACGGCTGATTTGTCTGCTGACTCATTAGCTAAGGCCTCTTCTATGGCTGGCCAGGTTGCAGTGGCCAATGTGATTAAGTTCCCTAATCTTGGAGTTAAATTTTTGTCGAGATACTATTCCCCTGAAGTGTGGTATGGTGAGCCGGAGTCTACGTGTGATATCGCTAGGCAATTGGCAAAATTCCATACTACAGTCAGTTTGCCGGTAAATGTATCTCCAACTATGAAATTACTCGAGAAGGCACTTGCTTATGTTATGTCTGATTCCAACACGCCAATTATTGGCGCAATATGTCGACGTGCGCTTGAATTAGCTACTCCCAAAGAGAAGCAAGACAACGCTGATAACCTCCATGTACTCAAGGTTGTTCGGCCATGGCACACGTTGATTGATGCTGAAGTACAGTATCCCAATGAAAATATTGGTAATTGGGCGAATCATTTGGTGTTAATGACATTACCTGGTTTTGATAGTACACGTTTGTATCGTGCACTCCAGGCTGCCACGACATTGAATCATTTGCTTCATTTACCATTATGCATTGAAGTTGAAGAGGCTAAAGTGAAGTTTACTGACCCCGTGGTTGTTGATGGTGATTTGTATTTACCAATAGCGCCCCGGGACTCATTCGTTTCACCTCACCCTACATCACCTAATTACCAGCCCAGTTCTCCGACTGTCCAACCATATAGCCCTACTGAACCACCGCCTATTGATTGGTCTGAACCCAATGATACTAGCTATATCCAGGACATTAAATCGGAGAAGGATGGGAAAGAGAACAAAGAGGTGAAAGAGGGAAAACGAAAAACTCGTTCTAATTCTGTTCCTGTTGCTGTTGGAGATTTCGCTCCCGGCAAGCAGAAGGTTCAGAAACCAAAGGACAAGTTGAAAACACCAGCGAAAAACCTTACTTCTGAAGAACGCAAAACAAATGGGGTGTGCTTTGCGTTCAGAAAGAAGCGATGCAAATTTGGGGATAATTGCAAGTATGAGCATGCCAAGCCTGCAAAACGGCCTGGTAAGATTGCCATACCTCCTAAGACCAAAGTGGCTCCCGCTGTTAGCGCGGAGTACTGGGTCTAAGGACCCACACAACACGGTTGTAGGAATGGGGTGGCATGGCGCCCCATCCATTTAAAACACTTTTGAGTGTAATTTTTCTTACAACCGATAGAAAATTGGAAAATGAGTAAACGCAACCGTAAACCGAAGAAGGGAGGTCGGAAACCAAAAACACAACCTAAGCGCTCAGGTGGTGGTGGTGGTTCCTCGTCTTTTCTGGATAAGATTCCTGGTCTTATTAAGGATGTTGCTTCAATTGGATCTATTGTGTCCGGATTTATGGGTACCCCTGTTGGTGCCATGTCATCTGGTTCACGTTCAGGAGGATTTAA